CTGCTTCGATGGATAAACCATACAGTTCGGCAAACATAGCATACGTGTCCAGATCAGGGTACAGCACATTAGTTCCTCGTGGACGGGTCGGATTTTCAAACCGGTTGTCGTAGCGTGGTTTGATGCCACGTAACTCCATCTTCTCGGCTATGGCTCTCAACACAGTGCCGATGATAGGAACGTGGCCACTTATCGGGAGTAGAGATTTAACAGTGCCATACAACAACCCAGGCCACAGCTTCTCATGATGATTGCCGTGGTTCATCCCAAGTTTTGCTAGTACACGAAAAGGCATATTGCCCCATACGATCGATCCACTAACAGGCCAGAACCGCCCTGAACAAAAGGTGGTCTCAAAAATGGTATCGCGTGGTATGATCTCACATTTCATCCCGATATCCAAGTAACGTTGTCGCACACGATCCAAGTCTACATCCTTATTGGACCCAACAATGTTGTCATCACCGTTATACATGCCCATGATTTCTATCCATATGAGTGATACTGGAATGCCATAACACCAACACGTGATGATCTTGTTCAATAGAGTGTTAAACACCCCAGTCCATAAATCACCCGAGCGCCGGTAACGGTCAGCCAATAACTTCAACATAGCGGGAATCTTGATTTTGGTATTGAACCAATTGTCAAGCAACCATTGACGATGTTCCTCAGGCATCCCATCAACCTTCGTGCTAAAGAAGTAGTATTCCAACAACAACATCACCAATGCTAGAGACCCATCCCAGCTACTCACGTCACTCTCAAAGATATGACGGCATTGCTCGAACATCTTCTCCACATAGGCACCGATTGTTGAAGGATCCGCTCCACACGTATAGAAGTGGTTAGTCTCAGAGGACATAACGGTGGCAACAAACTTGGTAATCTGCTGGAAGTAACCGGAAAAGGTTCCTACCACAGCAGGTGTGCGCGTACATATCGCTCTCGGTTTGGCATTATTGGTGGTTTTGCCCAGATACACCTCCGACTTGACAAAGAGCCCAGCTTCAACATCGCGGCTGGATAAACCAGCCATCGCGGCTTCATAGTACTCAGTGCCTCGTCTTTCACCATAACGTCCAACCAGGTATTTCAAGTTGTCAAAGGGGCTAAATGTCAAAGTCGGTAACCGATCTATGGCATCCATCCCATACTCCAACAGCTCCATACAAGCCTTGGGTTTTGGCTCAGGGGTGTTTAAATACCGCATGATTAGTGCAGCTCGTGCGTTTTCAGGGCAATTTAAAGGATAAGCCATGGGAACAGGCATGGTTGTGCCAAACACATTCACAGAGGCGTCACCATGCTTTTGCACAGTGGCGTCCCCAAATGTTTGTGTAACATCATCCACCTTTAATTCCCTTATAGGCTCAGGGACCTCGTTGTCTTGCTTAGCAAACTTCACAAGTGTTGCCATCGCTGCAGGTATCAAAATTGGTG